CTTCGCCAACTCATGCGCGGCCGTGCCTTCTTCGGCTGCCGCGCTGCTGCGGTTCGGAAGACCAGCCGAAAGATTGACGCTGCCGGGGCAGTGCATCCAGCGGTGCGCCGCCGAGGCGGAAAGGCGTGCGTGGGCGGCCACTGTTCCGATCGTCAGCATGGCTGCTTGCTTCTTAAACATAGCTTTCTCCTACAAAAGTTGACTAAGTTCCCGAACGCGCTGCGTCAGCACCCGCTGCACACGCTCGTCCACCGATCCCGGCCACGACACCACGTCGACCGTGACCTTCTCCTTCTTCGTCACCGACACCAACCGCGAAGCCGCCTGCGCGTTGTTGCCGGGCACCCAGTCCAGCTCCAAAAAGTAGGCATGCGACGCCGCGGACAGGTCGATCGCCGTGCCAGCCGCGACGATGTTGGCGCAGATGACTTGCGTCTTGCCCGCCAGGAAGGAGTCCTGCACGTCCTCGCGCCGCTTGGCGGAGGTCTGCCCAGTGATGCACTCGGCCGAGATGTTGTAGCGCCGGTTCAGCATCCACATGAGCTGCTGCAACGGTTCCACGTGCCAGCCGAAGACCACCGTCTGATCGAGCAGCTTGTTCTCGATGGCGAAGGCGATCTCTTCTGCCAGCGGGCCGATCTTCTGCAGCGCTACCTGCTGGCGTTCGCTGGCGAACTGATCGTTACGCCCACCAACGGCAGCCAGCAGCATCTCGTCCGTCATTCCCTTCGCCAGCAGGTCCGGCAGGTCGAAAGGCTGCGGCGCTATCTCGAGAAACTGGAAGTCGATCTCGGGCATGTCCGGCGCCACCTCGGCGCGGGTGCGCCGCAGCATGATCGGCTTCAACAGTTCCCGCAGCTCGCCTACCTTGTCCTCTCGGGTGCCCTTGATAATCCGCTCGCGCCTTGTCTTGTGCCACCAGTAGCTGCAGTAGCGGTCGATGAAGGCGTCGTAGTCCATGTCAGTTGCGCCAAAGGCGCGCAGCATCGGCCAGAGTTCCCCGGCGTGCTTCGTCGCTGGCGTACCGGAAAGCGCCCAGATGGCGCCCACCTGGTAGCCAAGGCCGCCCTTGCCATAGACCATCTTCGTGCGCTGCGCCTGCGGGTTCTTGCAGAAGTGCGCCTCGTCCACGATCAGCACGTCGTAGCGGCGCGGCTGCAGCGTGCCGGCGTTCCACATATTCCGTGCACGATCGAAACTCATGACGTCGAGCGAGATGTAGCTATCCGGTGCCCACTTGTCCCACTCCCGGTGCCAATGCGGCACGGCGATGGCGGGGCAGAGCACCAGCACGTCGCCGCCGCCGAACTTCTCCTCGGCTGCGAGGATCGCTGAAGGCGTTTTTCCAAGACGCATCTCCAGCGCTAGCAGCGCCCGGGTGCGCTCCTTCAAAAAGGCGACCGATTCAAGCTGATAGGGTCGCAGTGCCCGGCTTGCGTCTATTGACACTTTGCTGTTTCCTCGTCGCCCACCGGCAATTTCCCGGTTCGTAGTTTCCGTCATTGTTGATTCTGTCCAGCGTTAACCCGTTCGGTCGTTCACCCATATCCCCTAAAAAGTTCTCAAAGGTCATCCATCGCTTGCACACTTTTATTCCGCGACCGCCGTAGTAATGCCAGGCCGTAGCCCTGGGCTTCGTGCAGCGCTTGACCATGTCTACCCAAGTCTGATAGGTAGGGGTGCGCTTCCCACGCTGCGCGTGCTTGTGCCGCGGTCTCCCTACTTGTTCCTGTCTGAAGCAGCCACAGCTAACAACCAACCCAGAGCGCAGATCGCCTGTCGTAGCAACGACCTTTTTCCCGCAGGCGCAGCCACACACCCATCTCGCCTTCTGCGCAGATGTATTCCTCGGATGTCGACGAACTACGATTAGCCGCCCAAATGACTGGCCTACCAAATCGGCTACGTTATGAGCCCTTCTTTTCACTCAACCCCCCGCATCCACAGCGCTTCGCGCACGTCCACCGGGTCCAGGCCGCCAATGTCGCAGCACCAGTGGAAGGACCCGCAGGCACGCTCCTCGCTGAAAAGCCATTGCCTTGCCTTGTACCAATCCGGCGGCTCGGCCTCGCCGTCCACCAGCAGGTCGCGCACCGCCTGATAGACGATCTCGCGATGTATCCACGCCATCGTCTCGGCGTCGGTGAGCTTGCCGCGTTTCATTTCTTCCCAAACCTGCGCTTCAGGAAGTTGATCGACAGCGCCATCTCGTCGAACCTGCCGTCCTGCACTTCATGCAGGAAGTACATGCCGCGCCAATGCGCGTTGGTGAACGGCGAGAGGTAGGCGAGGTTGTGCTGGTAGAACGAGCCGGCGATGATGGCGGTCAGGTTCGCGCCATCCGCGCGGCGGCTGTAGGCGATCTCACGCCCTTGCTGGTGCCCGGCCAAGGCGCTCATGTGCAGTTTGCGCAGCAGCGATGGCGCGGTGGTAATGGGGCGGCCCATCGGGCCGGAGGGGAAGTAGTGGCAGAAAGCCACGCCACCGATGCTGATCGGCCGCAGGAACGGATGCACCCGCCAGCCATATTCTTCCAGCTTCAGGTCGCCAACAGACATTTGCTCGCGGTGCACCGGATGCTCGTGCACATAGCGCCGGATGTGGTCTTCGTGGTTGCCCTGCGTGAACTCGAGATAAGGCTTGTACCCGGAGGCTTTGGCAATCGGATTCATGAAGGCATCCATTGCGCGCAAGAAGGCGCCGATGTCCTTCTCGTAGTATGTATCCTCGAAAGCAAGCGTGCCCTGCTCGAAGTGCGACAGCGACGGGAAGTCACCGAAATCACCGATGCAGACAATAACGTCCGGGCGCTTGTCCGCGATGTAACGGCCCGCGTATTCCAAGTGGTCGATTGGCACGCCTTGAACGACTTGTGCGTCAGGTATGAAAGCGATGCGCAGCCCGTCCTTCGGCACCTTGATGCGCAGGTCCTTGACCGTGCTCATCATCATATTGTGCTGCGCGGAGATAGGCGGCGGTCCATCGCCTCGCACCCGGCGCCAGTACGCCCGGTCGTAAGCGCGCTTGCGCTTGATGTCCTTGTAAGCCACTAAAACCCCTCCCACAGCCGGATGCGCAGTTTCAGAATCACCGCATCCATCACGTTCTTGTCCGGGCGGCTGGCGTCAATGGGTGCCCCGTCCGGGATACTTGAATGATGACGCCACCCTCCACATAGCGACGTCATCAGGTTCAGTGGCTGGCAGTATTCGAGCGCAAAGTCGGCCAGCGGGTTGCGGCCAAACGTCGGCTTCCAGAACTCGTAGCCGGCACCGATGTCGGCGTAGAGCCCCTTGGGCGGCTGGTAGCTGTCAGCCTGGCACAGTGATGAGAAAAGCGCAGCACTCAGGGCGAACGAAAGGGCTACGGCTTTCACAGGGCTTCCTCCCATTGGTCGTTTTCGTCGTTGCAGCGGCAACATGGCTCTTCAGACCCCCACCGCGCGTAGAATCGGCACGTTGCGCATTCGTGCTTCACAGCCGGCAGCGGGTCTTCCATCTTCTTACCAGTGCGCTTATTGATCTCGCGCTCGATATACCACTTGGCTTTCTTCAGATCCTCCACCGCATCCTTCTTCAGGTCGCAGCGCCAGATATATTTCATGGCGTTGCCGAGGTTGAAGCCCATGTGCTCGGTGATCTGGATGCACTCGATGCCGCTCGGGTGGCTCGTGTAGTGCTTCGGGCGTTCGATGATGTCTTCGGTGCTCATTTCTTAACCGCCACAACAACGCAAACAGACCTGTCCTGCGCGTTAGAGAGCGCACAAGACGCCGCTAATGGGTCAGCCCCGGCCTTTACCATCTCGGTTATCTGCGCATCCCTAAACTTGGAATAAGACTGCGAACCGAGAACCACCGACATGAGAAACGCCACACCGGCTAGGATCATAATAGTTACGACTTTCTCGCTACCGCTCATTTCAATCCTCCTCGTCTTTCAGACTCACAAGAAACCCGATGACGGCGCTCACGATCGCCAGTGCCAGCTCGATGACCGCCGCGCGGTCGGCGCCAAACAGCAGCGTGATCGCCGCGATCATCAGCCAAAAACCTGCGAAGGCGAACCAGATTAGGGGCATTAGCTTTTACTCCACGCAACCATTCGCAAAGTAGGAAGCAGGTCACTCGCCCTCATCAGCACCAGCCACTCCTCGCCATCGGCGCGCAGCGCCACGGCAGGCAGGCTGCATTCCTCACTGTTGCCCACCGCGTCGATGCACTGCTGCATGAAGTCGTACACCGCAATCTTCTTGCGGCGCTTGACCTCCCACAATATAGGGGGCGTCGGTATGTCGCCGCCGCCATCGCGCGCCTGGCCGAGCAGCCGCTTGGGCTCGGGGAAGCCGTGCTCGGCGAGCAGCTTGCACCACGCACGCTCGCCGGCCGCTCCCTTCGTGCGTTGGGATTTACTCATGCGTACACCCCACCTCATCCGGCGCCCACAGGCAGTCGTCCCATGACACGATGCGGTCGCATTCACGGCACCGACGCGGCGACCCCTTCTTCTTCAGCCATGAGGGTTTCGCAATCCACGGCCCGGGGATCTCCTCGAGCGCCGTGATCTCGTAGGCGTGGCCGCCTTTCATGGCTTTCTCGTTCAGGTGATCGTATCTGGAAGGCGGCCACCATGTAAGGGAACTCAGGACCGTTACCTCGCGCCCGTAGTGCGGGCTGCCGGGGCGCACGTAGATGGCGACTCCGCCTATGTAGAAGTCGCTCATTTGCTTTCCTCGTATTCGCGCCACTTTAAGTGGAAAGTGGTAAGCCCAATCTTCAGTGAATAGTTGGTTTGCCTTCCGCCGTGGTCCCCGGATTTGTATGTGACGCATCTGATCTCGCGCTTAGGCGGAACACCCATCACCTCATGCTCTCGGTATGTAGACAGCCGGAATTTCCTGCAATTCAGGTTCATTTGGGTTCCTCGTATTCGCGCATTAGGGCGCAATGCCCTCGTCCCAAACGTAGGTGTGGGGTCCGTCTTCGCCCATACTGTATTTCCCAACCCATTCTTCGTACTGGTCGCCCGTCAAGGCGCGCAATACATGATCCAATACCCATTGCTTATGATGCCCGCCGTCAATACCGCCGTATCGGAAGATGGTTTCAAGCGCAGCTTCCACCACCTTCCGCATAGCCGCGTTCTCGCGTTCGATCTCATCCAACCATGTAACTATGTAATCGACCCGAGACAGTTCGTCTATTGCCCCCCTCCGCTCAAATAATTCTCGCCACCGGGCCAGATTAGCTCGGGCGTAAAAAAGCGGCTTTTCTGTTCTCGGAGTGTCGCTCATGATGGCAATTTCTCATCACCGCGGGCGCGTTGAAGGTCGAGCAGGAAGGTCGAGCAGGTCCTGATATAGCCCCTCGCTCATTCGACTGGCGGCGTCAACCGCATCGAGCAGCGCGGCATAGACCTTGGCCTCGCCATGCACGGGATAGGTGATGGCCGCCAACCCGCAAGCGGTCGCGAGCTGCGCCACGGCGTGCTCCGGCGCCGGCCCGGTCGGCTCCTCAAGCACGGACCAGCGTAAGCGCGAGGCAGTTTCCGCAGCATTCTCCAACATCCTTTTCGCCTGGTGCGCGATCGTGAAAGCGCGGTGCGGGAGCGTAGCCGCGTTGCTGTTCGCTTGTGACGCCAGCAAGCGGGCGAGGCCCATCAGCTTTTCGAGGGAGTAGGGTTTCATCTCGTTCCGTCGAAACCCTGGAGGCAGTCGCTGTATCCGGCGTCATACCCATCTTGGTAGGGCGAATCCCACGGCCAGCCTGTGATAGGTGTATTCTCTTTCTCCATCCAAGTAACCTTGGCTTGCTCCTCGTGTAGCCTCCAAAGAACTTCCTGAAACACGCTCTCCGCAAGGCTCGAGTCGCCGCCCCAAAGCAATTGTGAGAACAGAATAGATAACTCGTCCAGATTCATGTCCTTGGGCGCTTTCATCAGTGCAACTCCTTTGGGTCGATCATTAGGCTTTCCACCTTGGCGAGCACGGCGCGGATTCGCTCACTGTCGTCCACTTCCAGCGCTCGAGAGAAAACCACGTCGATGCGCCCGTTCGCGAGTTCGTCCATTTCGTACTCGTCCTTGTCAGAAGACATGAGCCCGTAGCCCTCTGAGCCATCCTCGAAACTGAACTTGATGAGTCGCACTATTGCCATTTCGTCAGCACCCCCGCCAGTCTAGTCGATGTCATCGCGATGTCAATACCGCATCACTGCGGGCAAACGAAAGGCGGCCTATGTAGCCGCCTCCGTCTACGCTCATTTTCGGACAGTGTTGATCCAGACCACCAAACTTGCCGCGTCGAGCCAGGCATCCGTAGCGATCACCTCACCCGTCATACTGCGAAGGGTGTAGGTGCCTCGTTGATTGCCCGCACTCAGCACGGCCGCCAGTTCCCCGGCGCCAGTCAGGCGGCATATGCTGAGCCGCCCAATCGCCTCGGGCTCGACATCGACCGCCGGACGGTAATATAGGTAAGCCCCCTCTAGCGGTCCGGGGTCCATGCAACGAAGCGCCTGCAACCCGGCGCCGGTCTCGTTCGGCGGTGCCGCCACGCTGCGCGGTCCCTCCGTTCTCCCATACACCACTTTCCCCGAAACGACTTGTCCTGCCACGGCCACAGTGCCTCCTTTCGGTCTAACAGGCGGGGTGACGTCAACATCAAGATTTGCCAGTACGTCCTCTAGCGGGACGTTAAGGATCCGCGCGAGTTTCGCGGTCTCGTGCGTCGTGAACGCACGGCTGCCCTGGAACGCGCGCACCAGGCTGGACTGGTCCATGTCCATGAGCTTTGCCAGCTTGCGCTGACTCAGCTCCTGATCCTGCAACAAGTGCTGGAAATAGCGCCGGTTGACTCCTCGTCCTCGAGGTGTTCTTTTGTGTTGTTGTGCCATGAATGCCCCCTCGATAGAGGGCGAGGAGTATAGCAACGAGCCCATTGCCGTGTCTCCTTCCTGTCTAGTTATTGGTGTCATATTATTGGCATCATGCTGAGCATTTAGCAAGGGGTCTATATAGCACGCTCCCCCCGTGTACAAGCTGGTGCCGGGGCGGGTTGGTTCCCGCCAGCGCCTGGAGTCGCCCCGGTATGTAACCGGCCGGCTTGTTCATTTGGATTCCTCGCATTCGCGCAGAGCTTTAGTGAATGGCTCCCATGTTTCCCAAATAACTCCATAGTCATCATTTAGCCGAATTCCTTTCGCGGCCTGCACCACCTTCCCCATCTTCTCAGCCTGCTCGCGAAGGGCGGCATTCTCGCGTGAGCTTCGTGATGTAAGCAAGTATGTCTGGGTCAACAACCCGATAAATTTTCCCGTCGATCCGCATATGATTGCTGTCAATCATCTCGGCATTGCTTGGTGTATCGCTCATCTCATCACCCCTATATACGACGCCACGGTCATTGCCAGGATCAGCACCCCTACGGCGATGCTGGCTTCGATCAGGTAGCGGGTCACGCCGCACCCGCCTTGTGCCTGGCGTTTAGCATCTGGCGCGCAGCTTCTTCCAAGGACATGCCCATGCCTTCGAGCACTTCCAAAATCTCACGCTCCCGCTTGTTCACGGGCAGCTTGATATAGCTGGCGGTCACGCGCCAGTGCTTGCGTTTCGGTTTGTCTGACATTTCCGATTCTCCTCATATAGCCGCGCGTGCAATGCGCGCCCCCGGGCGCACAGTGCGCTGTGGTCCGAGTCCCAACCTGCAGCGGGCCATATAGCCGCGCGGCAAGTTGGGCATTGGGCGAGATGAGCTCGCCAGTTGGTGCGGGCTACCATACCTGCGACAACTCTTTCGCAAGAGCCGCGCCTTCTTCGCGCATTTCGCGCTCTGCCGCGAATTGCTCCAACTCGTGCGGATATAGGCCGCGCTCCGCGCGCTCATTATCGCGGTCTACCACGTAGACCCGCGCGCCATCGTCGTTGCAGTAAATGGCCTGCACAGCCCCTCCGTCTACCTCTACAACAATCGTCGTGGTCATTGCTTAACCCTCCAGGTTATCGGCCACCATTGGCCCCGCTGCGCACTGGTGACAATGCGCAGGGAGGCTGGGCGGTGCTTACTTGCAGCATTCCTCCAACCCGGTCAGGAAAGCGCGCATGCGGTTATACAAGTCGCGCGCGGGGATGTGCCCGCAACAGAACGGGGTAGTGACCCCGCCACCATCGTTGTGCATGCGCTCCAGGTTCCAGCCGCCATACGCGCCGGACAGGTGATAGTTGCCTATGTTGGCGTGATAGTGGCCGTCAGAGTCCTTTGTCCAGGATTCAGACGGGGAACCCGTGACGCGATTGATCTCGTCAACCAGGTACTGCAGTTGCTTGCGCGTGATTCTGTCTGCCATCGTCATAACCTCCAGGTCATTGGGCGGTATGCCCCGACTACCCGCGCGCTGGCACGGGCAGGCGGCGCTTAGCGCTGCGCAAGCCCGCGCATGGTGCGGGCGGTCGAGTAGGAGATCCGGCGCAGCGCCACCACGTTGCTCGGCCATGCCGGATTGCGGTCCAAGGGCGGATAGAGCGCCAGCATCACTTGATCGCCATCGGACCAGAGCACACGTGCGCGGCCGAGTAGTGCCAATTGCTCAATGCGTCGCATGTTTGTCATCACTGCCCCCGCAACAAATCGCGCACGGCCACCAGGTCCAGCCCGTAGACGTTGAACGGGCCACGCTCGGGCACTGTGAACGTGGCGGACTCAAGGATAGAGTGCGCGCCGCGCGTCTCGAGCGTTACGCGCATAAAGCCCTGGGTGTCAGTCAGGATGCTGATGCGCGCGTTGGTGCGCTCGTCTTGGATGATGGTTTGGCGGTTCATGGGTTAGGCCTCCACCAGTTTGGTCATGCGGTCGCGAAACTCGCGGTCGTGCAGATCGTCTACCGGGTCACAGCTCTGGCGATAGATGGGGCAGTCCAGGGCGTGCGCGCCGTAGCGCAGGGAATACTGCTCAATGACCGGCAGGTGACGCACGTAGCACTCGCACACCTTGCCGCGCACTTTCATCGTGGTTTCGAGTTCCATCGTCTAACCCTCCAGGGTTTGTCATCACGCTGAGGAATTCTCAGCACTCTATTTACAAGCAATCCGCGTGCCATCCCACAATGCGGAACGCGGTCGGCTAAGTGCTTGATTCCCGATGCTGCCATTTTGCCATCGTGGTGACAGTGACGCATCGCGGCGGGCGTAAATTGTCACTAGTGACGATTTACGGCACTTATTTTTCGTCTGGTGAAACACCGCGGGCGGCAATGCGGTCGTCGCGGTAATCGCACAGCGCGCGCCACCGCTCGCCGGGGTTGCGCAGGCGCATGATGTCCGCCACGGCTAACGGCATCATGAGTTCCAGTTTGTCGCCCTCGCGGTCAACGTACTCGTCCTCCACCAAATCGTCCAGCGCGCGGCTGAATATCTGCCGGAACCGATGTCCCCGGAACAGCCCTTCGGCCACGGCCGCGTCCCGTACCTGGTCGCGGGTCACAGTCCCGTCCTCGCTGGCGTTGCATAGGCGCTCAATCAGGGCGTGCAGCTTGTCGGCTTGTCTCATCGCGGATCACTCCTTATAAGGTTGCGGTACGCTCTAGTGTACCACACTTAGCGGTACGCCAGAGCGTACCAGGCGTACCATTCCGGTACGCACGGTACGCTTGGGTGTACCGTCAGGCGTACCGTCAGGCGTACCGCGTACCATTGCGTACCATTTTGGTGGCAAATGGTACGCGGTACGCTAAGAGATTGCTGCTAAATCAATGACTTACATTTTGTACCGCGTACCGCGTCCTCAATCCGAGGTCTAAGCGTACCGCGTACCGTCCCGTCCTCCTCCCCCTTTAGGGGGAGGACGGGGGTACGCTACGCGACCCAGGTTTGTTACCCCTTGGCGATCTATTAAGAGTCGCGCCGCCGCGCTGTGGTATACTGTTGTAAAGACGCAACAGTTGTTGCGCGGATACAACGGCCTCGCCCCAGGGCTCTATGGGGCGCTTCGCGATGCTCGCGCGCAGCCCTGGAATCGGCCCGTTTTGCGGCCCTGATCTACTGATTGCGCATCAGTAGCCGCGATCTGCAGCCAGCCAGGCGCGCGTAAGTGCTTGATTTGTCGTCCGGATAGGCACGGGTCCCCTTTTTCGACCCCGGGTGGGGGCCAGGCGGCGGCTCGGCGTAGGTGCGGGTAATGGCCTAGTACATGAAGGGAAAAACAGGGCGAAATAAGGTAGCAGAATCAAGCACTTAGAGCACTATAAAAGCTAACGAAATCAATGGCTTGCAAGAAAAAGAACAAGAAACCGAGAACGCAGGGGTTCGATTCCCCACCGCACCCCAAAAGAAAAACGGGTCCCCGGAACGCGCAGTTCGGCCAACAAGCCCGGGGCGGCAAATCAAACTCGCTCACCGGCCAACAAAAGGGCCGCGTGACGGGACCCACCTATTGGAGATGCAGTGAATAGTATCCTGGCGGCGCATCGCCGGCGGCTGTTGCTGAACCCGGCGGTGTTCGACTACTACCCGGCGAACGGCGACGTGCTCGTCCCGCGGGTAGGATCTGGCGTGACGCTCACGTGTACGCGCGCCAACGCGACCGCGACGCGCACCAACGCCTCCGGCCAGATCGTTACCGTGGCGGCGAACACGCCACGCATCGACTACGACCCGGCCACTGGGCGCTGCCTAGGGCTTTTGGTTGAGGAGTCGCGGGTCAACTACTTCCTGAACAGCGACACCCCGGCGACGCATGATTCGGCGTCGCTCTCAACGGGCGCCTATACGCTCTGGATGCAGGGCACCGGATCCGTGGCGGTGGCGGCTAAGACCGCGACAGTCACCGGCGCGGGTACCGCGACCGACGGGTCCCCGGTCTACTTCAGCGTGACGGGAGCGGGGACGGTGACTTTCACCGTGACCGGCAGCCCGACTCGAGCGCAGGCCGAGAAGGGCGCTTTCAAGACGTCCTACATCCCGACGGCCGGCTCGGCGGTTACGCGAAACGCGGATGTTATCGGGGGGGCCATTACCTCTTTTGTGAGCACAAGTGCGGGGACTGTCTTGGTGAGTGCGTACCGATCACGCTTCGGCGATCAGTATCCCGTTCCGGTGCAGCTAGACGACGGAACAAACAACAACAGGCACTTCATGTACCACAACGACGCCACGACAGATGACCTGCGGGGTTCCGTGCGGGTTAGCGCGGCAACGACGGCGGACATGGGTAACGCCTCTGGCACGCTTCTTACGGCGGGCGCCGTCTTTGCTGCGGCGCACGCTTACAGCACGAACGACTTCGCCTTCTGTCGAAACGGCGGAACGGTCTACGCAGACACATCAGGCGCGGTCCCTACCGGGCTGACAACGCTCCGTGTTGGGTCTCAGCTTGGTACGGCTAATTTTTGGAACGGCCACATCCGCCGCATCCGCTACTACGACACCCGCATCCCGAACGATCAACTGCAACTGATGACCACGGCATGGTGAGGGACTTCCTCACAAAGGATTCCCGTGGCGGTGCCTCGAGCACGAAGCCCCTGGTGGCCGTGCCGTGGCTCATTCTGTGCGTGAAATTCCTGATCGCGGGCATGACGCTGCCGTATGTCGGCGCGCAGCCCGGCATGGGGCCGGCTGAGTTCGGCACTGGGCTCGCGCTGATCCTCGCCATCTGGTTAGGGCGCGAGGGCATGGACAAGGGCGTCATAAACATCGGGAAGAAGGGATGAAGTTCTGGGGTATCCTCGCCGCGGTAGTCGTGTTCGCCATCATGCTGGTGACGGCCGGGATCGGCTGCTACCAGTTGGGGAAGCTCTCTGAGCGCGACAAGGTTTCAGCCGCGGTGGCGGCCCAGCAGCAAGCCGACCAGGAGAAGCTGGCGGCGTTGAATGAGTTGAAGAAGGCGAGAGATCGCGAACATGCCAAGACGACTGATGTCATCCGTAACGCTAAAGGAAGCTGTCTGGATCAGCGTATTGACCCTGACACTCTTCGGCGCCGGCTGCTCGACGACTAAGTACGTCGCGGTCAAGCCTTCCGCGGCGCTCACGGGTGACTGTGAGTACCCGAAGATGAAAGGGGATACGTGGCGCGACCTCGCGCAAGCCTATACCGATCGCGGTCAGGCTTTGAAAGAGTGTACTGACCGGATGCGGGCTATCCGCAAGTGAGGAAGATGATGAGGAAGTTTCTGCTCGCGCTCTGTGCTGCGATTCTGATACCGGTTGGAGCTTGTGCCAGCACCCCCGAACGCGAAGCGGCCATGCCGCGGGCGGATGCGGAAGCGGCCTGTGACGACGCGATCGTGCAGTTCGTCCTTCTCTACCAGCGCGCGAAGCGGCAGATGACGAAGGAGCAGATGCGCGCTGCGGCCGCGAAGGGCAAGGGGCCGCTCGATGCGGCGCTGCGTGAGTTCATTCTGGCCGACCTTGATGGCCGGATCTCGGACGCCTACCGGGCGCTCGATCACGTGAAAGCGGTGTGCGTCGAAACGACCATGTATCCGCCGAGGGACATCTAAATGGCAGTCATCGTGCAGGTTCCGGATTTTCACCCGGCCGTCATGGCCGGCATGAAGGAAGACATCGCCGCGTACAAGACCGACAAGGGCAGCGGCGATACCGACATGGACTTTCCGACCTGGCTGCGCGCGACGCGCCCCGAGCGCTATCGCGTGTTCCAGAAACTGACTGGGGCGGGTAAATAGTGGACCGTATCGGCGACGATTTAGTCAGCTTCAAACTTGTGGATCCGCCGGAGTGTGAGTGGTACTTCACACTCTCCGAAGATTCTTACTGCAAGTTTTTGGTCCCGTACCCGCCGAGCCGGTTCCACCGTTTTATGCAACGAGTGTTTCTAGGCGTTCGCTGGAGGAAATTTTGACAGCAGAGAAAAAGATCAGTTGGCTGCGCCAGATCGCGGCCCCCGGCGTCGAGTTCCACTACCGGGTGGGGCAGGGCGCGCCCAAGCACTACGAGATGGTCGTGCGCTCGCTCAGCGACAAGACGCTCGAGAAGACCTACAAGGTCGCGAACCCGGGCGACAGCGCGAGCTTCATTCTGGCGAACGCGGCCCTCGAGTTCGGACAGAGGATCACGCAGAGGACATTGGATGAGCGAAAAAGACGCAGAGACGCCATCGCCGCCGGAGAACGAGCGAAAGCAGAACGGGCAGTTCAAGAAGGGACTGAGCCCGAATCCGAAGGGGCGGCCGAAGGGAGCGCTGGCGAAGAAAACCAAGTTCCTGCAGATCATGACGCAGGGGCGGCAGCAAAAAGCGATGAAGGTGCTGGACAACGAACTCGCTCTCGCGGCAAGCGGGGACAAGGACGCTCGTAAGAACGTCTTGACGCTGCTGCAACCGTTCCTGAAGCGCGAGGCTGAGAAGGATAGCCCGGGTGGCGGCGACAAGCGCCCGGTCGTGACGGTGGTGGTGAATCAGACCGACGGCAAGGTGATCCCTGCCGCGCGCGTGATTGAGGCGAAATGATTTCCACGAAAGATATCGCGTGGCTCGCGGGGCTACTGGAAGGCGAGGGGTGCTTTCGCTACCGCACGACGCCAACGATCCAGTTCGCCATGACTGATAAAGATGTCGTGGGGCGGGCGGCTGGGTTGCTCGGGGCCGCGTCTGTTCGTTTCCGGAAACCGCAGGCGGCGCACCACAAGCCGCAGTACGAGGTGAGTATCCACGGACAGCTCGCGGCGGAATGGATGATGACGCTGTACGTGCTGTTGGGAGCGCGCCGCCGGGGCAAGATCAGAGAAATCCTTGCCGCTTGGCGGGTAGCGCCGCGGGTGGGGAAATACATCCGGACAGCTGAAACACGGGCAAAGCTCTCTGCCAGCAAGCGGCGGCATGAACGAAAACAAGACGATAGATCTGTCGCTTCACCCGAAGCAGCTTGAGGTATTTCAGGATCCTCGCCGTTTCAAAATCGTCGTGGCAGGGCGCCGGTTTGGAAAATCGCGTCTTGCAGCCGCGGTGGCTGTCGCAGAGGCGTTGAAGACGGAGCTAAACGGCTACGACTTGACTGACAAGGGCGTTTTCTTGATTGCGCCGACGCACGATCAGGCGAAGCGCATCTACTGGTCGCATCTGATGCGCCTTACGCAACCGGTCCAGTCGCGCATAGATCGCAATACCGGTCGCATTGAGCTTATCAACGATCGCTGGATAGAGGTCCGCGGCGCGGACAAACCGGATTCTATGCGCGGCGTTGGCCTTTCCTACGCAATCCCAGACGAGTTCGCTTCGATGAAGGGAAACGTGTGGGAGGAAATCCTGAGACCGGCGCTCGCCGACGTCGGTGGCGGCGCGCTTTTCATAGGCACGCCGGCTGGAAAAAACCATTTTTACCAGCTTGTGCTGGAGGCGCAGCAAAATCCGGCGGAATGGGGCGTTTGGCGGTTCAAAACCACCGACAATCCGTTCATCGACCCCTCAGAGGTGACTCGCGCGGCGGCGAACATGACCGCCGAGCAGTTCGCGCAGGAATTCGAGGCCAGTTTCGCCGGATCCGGCAGCGGTTTGCTCCGCCAGGACTGGATCAAGATGGAATTGGAGCCCACCGGGTCCGGTTATTACGCGTACGCGATGGCGGTCGACTTGGCCGGTTTCGTCGATGCCGCCGAGGCCGGGAAGTACAAACGCACGGACAACACGGCGATTGCGATCGTCAAGGTGCACGAAGGCGGGTGGCACGTAAAGGACATCCGGGCCGGGCAGTGGGGAATCCGCGAATGCGCTCTCCAGATTTTGAAATGCGCCAAGGACTACGGCGTCCGGCGCGTCGGAATCGAGAAGGGCATGGCCCTGAACGCGATCGGCCCCTACATGCAGGACCGCATGAAGGCGATCAACTTCTATCCCGAGATTGTCCCCCTGTGGCATGGCGGGAAGAAGAAGACTGACCGCGTGATGTGGGCGCTGGCCGGGCGGCTCGAGAAAGGCCGGGTGACGTTCGAACTCGGCGCCCCGTGGCTCGTCGATTTCATCGAGGAATACGCCGACTTCCCGAACCCGCTGGCGCGCGATGACCGTCTCGATGCGCTGGCCTACATCGACCAGCTCTCGGACGACGCTTTCGAGGGAATGGCGCAACTTGAAGCAGACTCCTCCTGGGAGCCGCTGGACCAGCATGCGGGGTATTGATGCTTGCCGTTGCCTTGGTAGTGCTCTTTGCGGCGCTTGGAGAGCCAGTTGTTGAGCCGTACTACGACGGGGGCGAGACCGCTGTCATCTTGCGCTGGAAGATTGATCTGTGAGTTTCGACAAGCTCATAGACCTGTTGCTGCAGTTCGGGAAGTTTCTGTTTCCCGTGCGCTGGGTGCAACCGTGGGAAGGCGGGGTGCGCATCACCTCGTTCCTGCACTGGCAGTGGGTGAGCGCGGTAGGCCCGGGACTGCACTTCAAGATCCCGCTCATCCAGCTCATTGAAGTGACAGACGTCGCCACGACCACCGACAACCTGCCGCCCCAGACACTGACGACGAAGGATGGGCGCTCGGTAACGGCCGCCGGGATTGTCAAGTACAACGTGAAGGATGTGCGACCGTTGTTCACCGCGGTCGTTAACCGCATGGACGTGCTTCGCGACGTCTCCCTTGGCGCTATCGCTCGGGTGGTGCGGGAGCGCACGTGGGACGAGGCACAGAATTCCGTTGGAACGATGGAAAAAGAGGTGCGCGACGCCATCGCGTCCGAAGTTAACAAGTTCGGCTTCAAGGTCGAACGCTTCACGTTCAGCGATTTCGGCGTGGTTCGCACGATACGCCTTCTCCAGGAACTTCCCTTTCATCAATGAGCCGCACGCGACACCACGGAGATAACCAGAAGCGCCGGCAGTTCGGTAAGGAGTGGCGGTGGCTGGGCAATTGGCCGAGATGGTGGGACCAGATGTTTCACAACCGCCCGCGCCGCGCGGCTGAGCGCTTGGCCTTGCACCGAGAGCTGCGGAACCCGGACGAGGACGTGCTGCACCCGTTAGATCGCAAACCACACAAGTATTACTGGTAAATGACCCCACTCAATAAAGCAGCAGTCCGCTTCATCGCTATCCATTGCGCGGCGACTCCGCCCGAGGCCGACATCGGCGTCGAGGAGATCCGCAAGTGGCACAAGGCGAAGGGCTGGGATGACATTGGCTACCACTATGTCATTCGTCGCAACGGCACCGTCGAGGCCGGGCGTTCGCTCGATTTCCAGGGAGCGCATGTGCTCGGCCACAACCACGAGGCGGTCGGCATCTGCATGGTCGGCGGCGTGAAGAACGACGCCCTGCAAACCCCGGATGCCAACTTCACGGCCGCCCAGTGGGCGAGCCTTGAAAGCCTCGTGAAGCTGCTCGTGCCGCGTTACCCCGGTGTGGCCGTGCGTGGGCACCGCGATTTCCCCGACGTCAAGAAAGCCTGTCCCTCATTCGACGCGATCGCCTGGTGGTCGCAAGTTAGCGAGGCCGCGTGAGCACCCAGAACCCCACCACGACATCGGTACAGGACAAGGCCGATCAGGCCGTCGCCGGCTTCCAGCAGA